CAGATTTGCTTGGGTTATTTTATATTGCACAGACAGGTGTGGTAGCAGCATATATGGGAGCTACAGCTTATATGGCAGGAAAGCCAATGGGCAATAAGGTAGCAATGAAAAAGGATATGAGATAATGGTAGCACCAGTAGTAGCAGCAGGAGTTATGACTATAGCAAGATTTATAGCTAGTAAAGGTATAACACAAGCAATTAAAAAGTATGGTAGTAAAGCTGCAAATGAAGCTAAAAAACATGTAAAAGATTTAACAACAAAACCAACAGCAGGACAGAAAAAAATTAGAACTCCTGTAGCTGCCCAACGTGCATCACGTAGAGCTAAACGAATAGGTGCTGCTGTAGGTGTAGCAGGTGCAGGTGGAGTTGGAGCAGTTGCTTATAAAGACATTAAAAATAAATTAGCTAAAGCTAAAGTAAATCTTAAAAAAGCTAAAACTGCAGAAATGAAAGCAAAAGAACGAGCTAATATAGAAAAACTTATGAGGCAATTACAAAAAGCAGATAGTATGCCTAGAACAAAACCAAAAAAGAGGCCAACACAATGACATTTAGATTAAGTCAAAGATCAATGGATAAACTTGAGGGAGTACATCCTGCTATGACTGGAGTAGTAGAAAGAGCTATTCAACTTACAGACGTAGATTTTGGAGTTACACAAGGTGTAAGAACTTTAGATGAGCAAAAGGCTAATGTAGCTGCAGGACGATCACAGACAATGGCTAGTAAACATTTGTTACAGGACGATGGCTTTAGCCATGCCGTAGATGTTGTTGCCTATATAGGGTCAGATGTATCTTGGGAATTAAACTTGTATGATAATATCTGTGATGCATTTAAACAGGCAGCAGAAGAAACTGAAGCATCTGTTAAGTGGGGGGCTGCATGGTCTGAGGGAGATATTAGATCGTACTCAGGAACAGCAGAGGACGCTATGATGGCCTATATAGATTTACGTAGATCACAAGGGCGTAGACCTTTTATAGATGCTCCACATTTTGAGTTAATGTAAAATGGAAAATTTAAAACTACCAGTAGCTCTTGTAGCTGCAATGGCTATACAACTAGCAGGTGGTGTTTGGTGGGTATCTCAACAAGCAGCTACTATAACTTCTTTAGAAGAAACAGTATCTCAATTAGGTTCTCGTATGGCTATTGAAGATAAAGTAAATCTTAAAAGAGATGCTAAACAGGCATTAAATGAAATAGAAGAGCTTTGGGAAGAGACTGAATTTTTATGGGAAGAAGCAAATAGTATGGCTAAACATATGACATCTATTATAGAACTACAACAACGTATTGCTATAATAGAAAATACTTTAAATTATGTGAGTCCTTAATGCGATGGTTAATACTCGTTCTATTTTTATCTGGTTGTGGTTTGAGTACTCTGCTTCCGCTAGGAGGGTCAGGCGGTCCTACAGTAAATTCTAATGCACAAATAGGTAAAGAGAATAAACAGGCTGTTGTAACTTATGAAGAAGAAACAGTTACTAATGCAGGTAGAGATGTAATAACAACAGAAGTTATCAAAGAGGTAGAAGCAGGGCCAGTAGAAAAGCTGCTTATCAGTAACCAAAACATACCCCCTTGGGTCATGCTTCTACTCATACTAGGATGGTTACTACCAACACCAACAGAAATAGGTAGAGGTATAATTAATTTTATACTTGCATTATTTGGAAGAAAGATGTATAATGGCAAGAGCACTAACTGAGAAACAACAGAAACTACTAGCAGTTTTATTTGACGAAGCAGGTGGTGACATTGTAACTGCAAAGAAACTTGCAGGGTACTCTGATGCTACATCTTCTACTGAGGTAGTTAATTCACTTAAAGAAGAAATACTAGACGCAACGCAGACTTACATGGCACGTAATGCACCAAAAGCTGCAATGTCTATGGTGGGTGCACTCTACGATCCTACAGAGCTAGGTATTCGTGATAAGATGCAAGCTGCTAAAGAACTACTTGATCGTACAGGTCTAGTTAAAACAGAAAAGATGCAAGTAGAAGCCAAAGGTGGCGTAATGCTTATGCCTCCTAAACAAACGGATGATGATGACTAAACCTCTACAAAAGTGGAAGTTACCCCAACCAACTGATATAAAAGAAGACAACGAATGGATTGCTATTCCACGTATATCAAGAACAATACCATTCGGATATGAACTAGATAAAGACGATCCTGATATACTTCAACCTATTGAGAACGAACTCAACATGCTTGAAGAGGCAAAGAAATATCTTAAACAGTATTCGTATCGTGAAGTAGCTAACTGGTTGTCTAGAAATACAGGACGATCTATCTCTCACGTAGGACTCAAGAAACGGTTGGATAATGAGCGAAGAAGAAAAAACAAAGTTGGAAGCCTACGCAGATGGGCAGAATATGCGAAAAAGGCAATCGCCAAAGCGGAAGAAATCGAAGCCAAACGTATCGGTGCAAAAGAAAAAGAAATTTACCCCGAAGCCAAAGCCAGTTAGCATTGTAGAATCTATACCGATAGAGGAGCAACACAATGTTATATTTAAACCGAATGATGGGCCTCAGACTAGCTTTCTAGCAGCAGGTGAGCGTGAGGTGCTATATGGCGGCTCTGCAGGTGGGGGTAAGAGTTACGCAATGCTTGCTGACCCATTAAGGTATATGGGTCATCCTGCCTTCTCAGGATTGCTCCTACGGCATACTACGGAAGAATTAAGGGAACTTATCTTTAAGTCACAAGAAATGTACCCTAAGATATGGCCTGGGATTAAATGGTCAGAACGTAAGATGCAGTGGACTGCGCCCTCTGGTGCGAGACTGTGGATGTCCTACCTAGATAGGGAAGATGACGTCCTGCGCTACCAAGGTCTAGCGTTTAGTTGGATAGGCTTTGACGAGTTAACACAATGGCCCTCACCATTTGCATGGAATTACATGCGCTCTCGTCTACGGTCCACTGCACCCGACTTACCAGTGTACATGAGGGCTACCACTAACCCTGGAGGTAGGGGTCATCACTGGGTAAAGAAAATGTTTATTGATCCTGCTGCTCATAACAAAGCATTTGACGCAACAGACATAGAGACAGGGGAAGTTTTAAAGTACCCTGCAGGTCACGAAAAAGCAGGAAGACCATTATTTAAACGTAAATTTATTCCTGCACGTTTATCTGATAACCCTTATTTGTCTAGACAAGGTGACTACGAAGCAATGCTACTGTCACTGCCTGAACAACAAAGAAGACAATTACTAGATGGTGATTGGGATATTAAAGAAGGTGCAGCCTTTACAGAGTTTGACAGAAACATACATGTAATTGAACCCTTTGACATTCCTAGTAATTGGGTAAAATTTAGAGCATGTGATTATGGGTACGGAAGTAAGTCTGGTGTAATTTGGTTTGCTGTATCTCCTGATGAAAAGTTAATTGTATATAGAGAATTATATGTAGGTAAAGTTCTTGCTACAGACTTAGCTGACATGGTATTAGAGTTAGAGGCAGGTGATGGAAACATTAAGTATGGAGTACTAGACTCTAGCTTGTGGCACAAACGTGGAGATACTGGACCTAGTTTAGCTGAACAAATGATTATAAAAGGTTGCAGATGGCGTCCTTCTGATAGATCAAAAGGCTCAAGAGTATCAGGAAAGAATGAAATACACAGACGTTTACAGGTAGATGAGTTTACAGAAGAACCTAGATTAGTATTTTTTGAAACATGTACAAATTTAATTTCGCAACTACCTGCATTACCTATAGATAAAAAGAATCCAGAAGATATTGATACACATTCAGAAGACCACTTGTATGATGCTCTAAGATATGGTATAATGTCAAGACCTCGTTTCAGTGTGTTTGATTATGATCCTATGGGTAGACCGTCTACTGGTATGAGAGTAGCAGATGCAACATTTGGATATTAAGGAAAAATAAATGGCAGAAGATAACGAAGTATTTATTGAGGACGATGCAGTAGTTCTTGAGGATACAGATAACTCCATAGAAGAAGACGCAGATACATCTAAGATAATTCCATTTATTATGCAACGATATCATCGTGCAGAAGACTATCGTAGACAAGATGAGGAACGTTGGCTTAGAGCTTATCGTAACTATCGTGGTTTATATGGTCCTGATGTTCAGTTTACTGAAGCAGAAAAATCTCGTGTATTTATTAAGGTAACTAAAACAAAAACATTAGCTGCCTATGGACAGATAGTAGATGTACTATTTGCAAAGAATAATTTTCCTTTAACTGTTGATCCTACGGAACTTCCTGATGGGGTAGTTGATAATGTCTCTTTTGATCCTGCTATGCCTAAAGAATTACAAGAAGATGAAAGGGGCGATTCAGTATCGCCTTACGGCTTTAATGGTGACGGTAGAGAAATTCCTAAAGGCGCTACGTCTAAAACGTTAGAAGAGTTACTTAATCCTGAACTACGAGATAAACTAGAACCTATAGATAATATTAAAAAAGGTGCAGGTACTACACCTACATCCGTAACATTTAGTCCTGCTATGATTGCAGCAAAGAAAATGCAAAAGAAAATACAGGATCA